ATGCCAAACTCAGACCTACTTCCCTCCCTCCTGTCCAAGCTCTACGAAAATCAGCTGGCCCTGGAAGCCTCCATCATGGAGCTATCGAACTGGATCGAACAGCGTGGCTCAGCCGATGTGGCTGAGAACATCCGCGGCGCTTTGCACACAATCGACGAAAACGAGGAGTTCATTAAGCTGACTCTCGCAGTCCTCATGTCGCCTGACTGATCGACGGGTAACCCTGCAGTTCGTCGCCTCAAGCCTTCCGCCTAACCAAATCCAGATTACTGTGCACGCATACAGTATTTGGATATGACAAACATGAGCATCGACTTGGACACAGAGGAATGGCTCGGGTGCCCCACGCCCCTCGAAATGTATCAGCACCAATGCGCGCTTCTGGAGGACGAACTCATCCAGACCGAATCGATGTTGCGAAAGGCCCGGGCCAATGTGGCCGGCCTTGTCCAGATGAATGACTTGCTGGCTACCGGAAAGACGACAGCAGAGGCGAAGCTGCGATATTTTGAAGCGGAACTAAGCCGTACGAATGTCGAGTCGTCGGAAATGGCAAAAGAGATCATGGGCTTGAAAATGATCGCAAGTCAGAACGAGCACCTATTAAGGGAGAATCAGCGGTTGCTGGTGGAGCTGACAAATCTAAAAGAGCCTTCAACCTAGCTCGTCTGCGTAAGCAGTCAAAGCTCTATCTGACAAGTCGATAAAACCGGCCCCGTCAATCAGTCCATGCGACCTCAAAACGCTCGCAGCAGACATGCTCATGTCGTACCGCTCTTGAGGGGATAGAGACCCCGGCGCTGTGCTATTGCTCGGCGGGGTTGATCCCTCTAATGCGTTGCCTTGCCCATTACTGATCGTCATGACGAATGCTCTTGCCCAGTGTCTACCCTGTAGAGACTGACCGAAGCCTGTCTGTTCACCAGCCCCGACGAGCGGAGACGATCATGTGCGGAAGATTGACGCAATACCGCGGAATCCACGACTTTGTTGCGGCGCTTAGCATGCCCAATGCCCTGGCCAATTCCGTGGGCGATCAGCCAATTGAGCGCTTTAACGTCGCGCCAACGACTCAGGTTGCACTGCTCCACCTGCAGGGCGACTTGCTGCACGCCGACCCGGTCCGTTGGGGATGGCGACCACATTGGGCGAAAGACCGCGCAGCTCCAATCAACGCGCGCGTCGAGAAGGTAGCCCACGGCCCATTCTTCCGGGCGATCTGGCCTCACCGGGCTATCACCCCCATAGACGGTTGGTTTGAATGGGTAGATGAAGGCGGACCCAAGAAGCAGCCCTACATGATCCGTCGGCGGGATGGTGCACCAATATTCTGTGCCTCTATCGGCCAGTTACCGGATGCTGATGAAGGCCCAGGCGAGCAAGACGGCTTCGTGATCATCACCGCCGACAGTGCCGGAGGCATGGTGGATATTCACGACCGTCGGCCAGTGGTGCTGAATCCGGAACTGGCTCGGGAATGGCTGGACCTGGCCACGCCCAAAGAGCGCGCAGAGCAGATCGTACTGCACCAGGGCGAACCTTCGGAGGTGTTCGAGTGGTTCAAGGTCGATACGGCCATAGGCAACGTGAGGAACAAAGGGCCCGAACTGATTCGCCCCCTGCGCTAAGGTTGCGAGAAATACCACATCACAAACGCTACCGCAGTAACCCAGCCCAGAGTCAGCAGAAACGAAAGGCCAGCGAGCCTCTTATCCATGGCGCCCTTCAATAAACCAAATGATCGCGATACGAACCCGCTCCGAGAGAGTAGTTCATTGATCTCAGGGTGCAATTGCACGGACGTACGCCTGGCATGCCCGCAGCGCGATCAGTCCCTGGTCGCCTGCGTCGGTGATCCCGATAATTCTTTGAGCATGCGCTGGGTCAAGTTGGGCTCGACGGGCTGCATGAACCACGCCGACGGCGCTGGGGGTGGCAGGCACGCTGCAGCCAATGGCTGAATCCGTGGCGTCGAGAAGGACTGACAGCCGCACATCAGCAGTGGCAAGGCGATCGCGCAGAAGAGCCTGCTTGCGTTGTTCATTGGAAAGCTCCAGGGAGTGTTGTTGGTCGGCAGCGCTCGCTCTCTGCTCGATGGCCAAGCGCTTATCTTGCTCGGCATTTTGCTGGCGCCATGCCTCGCTGGTGATGGCATCAAGGGCTTTCTGGTGCGCCGCGCTCTGCTTCGCGAGCTTCTCGTCCATCCGCAAGTCTTGTATCTGCCAGGTGGCGCCGGCGGCGGCGGCCATCAGCACCAGGATCAGCACCAACAGACCAGCCAGCTTCTGCACCGGCGTCATGTCAGCGCCCTCCGCAAGCCTTCGGCCAGCACCGCCTCTGGGTAGGCATACCCAGCATTCTCATGATGAATGATCGCCTTTACGAAGCCAGCCATCACCGCCGGCTGGGTCAGGTCAACCTCAGCACCTGGCCGGGTTCCGGTGTTCGCCTCGACGGCGCGCACGTAGGCGTCGGTGTCGTTCTCCGCCGACGGGGCCCACCGGCTTATGATCGCCTTCACTGTCTTCAAGCCGTGCTTGCGCTGGTAGGTCAGCAGCAATTTCCCCAGGGCACGGATGCCGTTCTCCGCCGTATCGAACCGAGCAAAGCGCTTCTCGGCGGCAGGATCTGGCTTGAGCTGGCCCTGCCATTGATTGGCCGGGTTGTAGTCGATGTTGCCGGGGTTTCGGTTGCGCACCCCGCGGGTTTCGGCATTTGGCATACTTTTCTCCAGACGAAAAAAAACCGCTCAAGGCGGCCGGTGTGTTCTTTACCGGTTCAGGCTGGCTGAACTGGTCGCTTGCTCATGTCGGGGAAGTCGGGGTTGTCCGCTGTCCACTTGCGCAGGGCGCGCCAGTACAGCTTCCAGTCTTCTATGGACCCAAGGATGCCTTCCTCGCCAAAGTCGATTGCTGTAACCGTCTGCTGGGCGATCGGCATTTGTTCTTCACGCCAGGCATTTTCCACCACGCTCAGCTTAGCGATCAGGGTTTCCTGGGTAATTGCCCAGGTGCCATCGGCTTGGGCCGTGTAGTCCATGCTGTTATCGCCTTGTGGCCGCTCCCCTTCCATCTCGATCCAGCCTTCATCGGGGCCTTTGTCTGTCTCGTCACCCTCGAAGAAGTTCGAGCCCACCACTGCATAAAATCGGATCATCAGATGGCCCCCTTAAGTTTCCAGACCTTTACGCGCACTGGCGCTGTGGTCAGCACTGCGCCGCTATAACCGTGACCGCCACCTGCTGAAGCACTGGGCAATGCAACCCCGCTCGCACCAGCCTGGCAGATGATCTTGTCTGTCGGCAGGATCTGCTGTGCATAGGCGCCGTATGATGCGCCGCCGGTGCCTGCGTTGCCGTCAAGCCTTGGCTCTGACCAAATACCACCGATGAGAATTTCCAGCACCGTGATTACATGGAACCCTGGAAACGGGTTGTCGGACGTGAATCTCGACGCCGTAACGATGTTCCCAGGCGCTGCGGCGGTACCGCCATTGGGATAGATGATTGCGAAATCCGCTACCGAGGAATCCAGCTTCGAAGAAATCTGCGCGCCCATCGATGTAAGCTGTGCGCTTAGGCTTCCGCCCGTATACAGGTTAGAAGTAATGTCGCCCGTAGAGCTGATCGACCTGCCGGCGCTGAGCGTGATGCCGGCGCCGGTCACAAGAACGCCAGCCTTCGTGATCGTAACTATCGGCCCTGCGCCAGACTGCCCATAACCTGCTGAAAAATTGATGTTGCCTGATGGCTCACAGTAAATAACCCCGCGCGTGGCGGTGCTACCAGACTCATTGAACCAAAGGTGAGAGTTTCCTCCGGCAGCGCCGGCCCTGATGTAGACGTTACCTCCGCTGACAATAACGTTCGCGCCAAACTGAGCAGAGCCGGCAGCATCCAACAGCAACCGCACAATCCCTCGGGCGTCGTCGATTATTCGGACACTGCTGTCGGTAGCATGGGTGAGTCGAACCATTGCCGTTGAGTTGGGATCAGTGATCCCCTCCCTGCGCAGGAGAACGCCGCCAGCACCGCCAACCTGAAGGGCATCTTTGAAGCGCGGCACACCTGCGGATACAGAGTCAACGGTCGCCAGGAAAAGGTTCGCATTTCCCAGCTTGTCAGCCTCGGTCTTCGCCCGATCGGCTTGTGTCAGCGCATTGGACGCAGAGGTAGCCGCATTGGTCTCAGATTGTGCCGCCGCGTTCCTGGATGCCGTTGCAGACGTCGCGGCACCGCTGGCAGTCGTCGCCGAGGTAGCAGCATTGGTTTCCGATGTTTTGGACTTCGTCTCGGATGTCTTGGCGTTGGTTTCTGAAACCTTCGCCGCGGCGGCCGAGGCCTGTGCATTGGCCACTTCCTGATCCAAATCTTTGAACTGATCAGTGATGGCGCGCAGTCGATCCGCTGACTCTTTGACGTAGCCTTGCATCGGAGCAATGGTGTACACACCCGCAGCAGCTGTAGCCCCCTGGTAGTTCGGGGCGATGGAAATCGCCGTATTGCTCGCGATGTTGGTGATCTCGTACCACAAGCCGTCCGGGCCACGGAAAGCATCCCCAACGCGAGCGTTTGCAATAAAAGCCGTGCCGGTGCCAATTACTGCGTTGTTATTGAAAGTAACGGCAACAGTTCCTGTTTTGTACCAGGCCATTTAAGCCTCCTAAGAAATCGGCTTTGCAAACATTAGCGGGAGAAAGAAACTTGAACCGTTGAAGTCGCCAATGTTTTGCAGCTGCGCAACTATTCGGCTGTTTGCATAATCCCAATAACAAGAAAGCAGCGAGAACGTATCCCCGCCTGGGATATTCATCGCTATGTTATTAATCAGCATGTAGTTCCCTGTATTTAAGGGAACACTCGCATAGAAGGTATATATCCAACGCCCTACAGAGGGATTTGCTGCGCCACCATAAGCCCAGCCGGTAACGACGTCTGTGAACTGAGCACAAGGCGTTCCATTATCGAATAGTTGTTTTGCTCCTCCATCCCATAACCTGAGTCCATATTGTGCGGTTGGAGTGGACTCATAGGCAGCAACAAAAAACGAGCCAGAGCCACCGCTCGCCCCGTTGATGAAGCCCGTCCAATTGCCGGGGGAGCCCTTCAGGCTTACCCATTGAAAGCCCCCAGTTGAGGGCCTGACAAAAATTAACGGCGGTTCTTGCGACGTGACGACCGATGGAAAGTCACCGCCAGACGGCCCATAGATCCCTTTGTGTATAACAACCAGCCGCGCAAACTCAGAGTCAAGCGTCACAACATCTGAATTATTCGTAAAAGTTAGCCCATAGGACATTATCTATACCTGAATACTAGAAGTCGCTGAACTGATACCCCTATCCGGCCGGTTGGCATATTTCTATTTCTAAACCAAACTTGCACACCACCCGTAAGCATCTGCACATCGAACTGAGACAAACTTGCGTCTTGGCCGGACGGGTCCCCTGAGTACTGCCCATTAGGCAAACATATACCGATGTGAGTAGAGGGATTCACGCCAGGTATGGAAACAAAGGTACTCACGCCCGCCGTGCCAATGAGGGCTGAATAAACAACCCTCACGGTGAATGAGTTCTCATCCAATTCAAGGAGGCCCGTAGGCCCCCATATTCTGATTCCTCCGATCATGCTGTCAGATCCCCTAGCTGCACCCGCTTGACGTTGTTTTCGTCGTACACCTTGATTGCACGATTGGTCATCGTCAGGCGACCACCACCAGGCGCCGGGCCGTTAAACTCCAGGTTTCCAGCTTTATCGAGGCGCCATCCTTGAACACCGGCGACATAGTTGTCGGACTGCAGCGCCTCTCCGATCTTCAGCATGGTGATGCTGCCGTCCTGGATGAACGCCGACCGCATGAAGACCTGGCCGTTTTGCACCGTGAACGGCGACGAAAGCACCCCGTTGATGTTGTTCACCACGGCGAACCTGTCAGCGCTCACCAAGAACTGGCTCTGCAACTGACCATCCACGTTCTCGATGCCAAGCCCGATACCTGCCGCAACGTACTGCCCGTTTTGGTTGAGCTGCATCTTCACCGACCACATGGTGGAGAGCTTGCCATCGGTGCTTGCCTGGGCCTGGCTTACGGTCTGGATGCTTGCCGAGTTTTCCCCGATCTTCACCCCGATCTGCTGAATAGCCAGGGCCGTGGCCTGACGGTCGGTGACCACGACGCTTTCGAGCTCGGTCACAGCTCCACTGACATCGCCCACGTCGGCGGCCAACTCAGTCGTACGCTGCACCATTGCCGCGTTCTTGGTGGCCTGCGTTTTCACCTCCTCCGCAAAGCTGGCCTTGGCGTTAAAGCCCTGGATCGCATCCGCAAGCTCGCCCTCGCCGTTGTCATCCCTGTACGCCGCCTGTAAAACCTGAAGGGTCGACGCCGAAGCCGTCACCACACCGTCAAGCTTGGTGATATCGGTGGTGTTGGTGGAGACCTGCTGAGCCAGGCCGTTCGCCGTCTCTACCGACTGGCCAACATCGAGCCAGTAGGTAGTGTTCGGCGGCGGCTTGTTGACCGGCACAGCCTGGGCGGCCTGGTAGATTCGACTGCCCTCTACAACCATCTGCCCTTTGAGGTAGGTGGCATCCTTGTTGTAGGCCTTCAACCCACCCAGAGCGGTGATCTGATCCTGCAGTCCCGGGATCTTGTCGATCTGGTTCACGATGTCCTGACCAAGCTCGGTCCGGCCAATCTTGCCGGCGACTAGGTCGAGAACCGGTCCAGCATCGGAGCTGGCCCTGCCCATCACTCCATTACCAACCGGATAGAACGGCCCGATATTGCCAGTACGGTCCACAAGGCGAGCCCAGAAGAACAACGTCGCCCCCCCCAGCAGTTGCTGCATCCGGTAGTCGGCCTGCGGATACGCCAGGTCGGCCAGCTTGGAGGCTGCCGCCAGGTTGTTGGCCGTGCCGTACCACAGTTCGGTGCGTTGGGTATCCTCGGCGCCGGCGGGGAAGCCCCATTTGATGCCGATGCCGAACAGTTCGCTTGTGGTGGTCAAGAACGCCACCGCCGGCGGCAGGCCGACCTTACCTGTCAGCGCGACCTCTGGACTGGTTCCCCAGATCGAGGTCACGTCCATTGCATTGACGGAACTGACGCGAGCGACATAGCGCCCGCTGTAGATGCCCTCCACGTCTGCCCCAAGATTGCCGGTACGCGGCAACCGCACCCAGTTGCCACTGTCCTTGCGCCATTCCACGTTGTAAGCGATGGCGCCAGGCACTGAATCCCAAGTGATCCGCAGGCCAGTAACCGCAATCCCTTGGGAAACGACGCTGCGAGACTCAAGCGTGATGTTTTCCGGCGGAGACATGACCCCTGGCGGTATTACGCTCGTAGGTTGAGGGTCGATCCGAGCGCCGGTGTCGATCGCCTGGTACTTCATGGGCTCATGCTGCGTTGCAGCAATCTTGAACTGATGCAAGCCTTGCGGCTCGATAGTCTGAACACGGAATCGCATCACAGCCAGGTCAGCGCTTTCCACGGACCAACTGCACTCAGGCTCAGGCAACTCTGAATAGTCGGCCATCACGGTAACCAGGCGGCCCGATACCGATTTTACGATTCGCCCCTCAGACTTACCGCTCGGCAAATTGAGGATCAATCGATCCTCCTCATGCACCTCGGCATCAATGTCCAAAGTGATCACGCGCTTGGTCGCAGCGCTGATGCGCCCGCCATTCGCGCGACCGGAGAACAGTTCGTCAGCCACGCAGATGATCTGCCCGGGCTCAACGTTGCGACCCTCCATGCCAGTGGTGAAGCTGACCGACCACTCCTCGTACTGCTCAGACTTGAGCGCCCAGATACCGTGACGAATAGCCTCGCCCTCAACAGTGCAGGCGAACCGAGAGATATCGAGCATGCGGTGTCCGAGCACGCCGATTAGATCGTCGTTGGTAACTGGCGCAGGCTGGGTCTTGAACTCGTTTTCCGGATTATCCCAGGCAACCTTGGCGCGGGTGTGTCGATCGGGAAATGCAGCGGCGACGTATTCAAACTCCCCGACAATGTTCGATCGGGTGAAGACGTAACCATCCTCATTGCCAGGGATGTCTGCCACCATCGTGACCTGCGAACCATTCCAGCAACTGCTGCCACGGAAGACGCTGGCCAGATCGGATAGTAGCGCGTAGCCCTCAATCGAATCCTGGATGTAGACATTGGTGGTCATGCGCGGCTGTAGGCCACCCTTCCCGTCCGGCACCATCACATCGCAGTAGCGGCCAATCTCGTACAGCGTCCAGTGGTCGACCATGTCGGCGGTGATGCGGCGACCAAGGCCGTAACGGCGGTGCAGCAGAAGATCGCGCCAGATCCAGACCGGGTTGTTGGTGTAGGCCAGCTTGAAGGTGCCGTTCCAATCGCCTGTGTAGGTGCGCGTCTGCGGGTCGTAGTTCGTCGGCACCTGCACGATTCGGCCGCGCATCAGGCCGGCGAACTTCGGCGTGTCCTGGAACTGCTTGGCGTCGAATCGCAGACCGCCCAGCGCAAGGTTCGGGTAGCGGAGCTTTTTGTCGATGACTTCCGTCAGCCCCTTAATGCGCATCAGGTCCGCGAAGTTGGAGTCGTTGCGGTTTGGGGTCAGACGACGCACGCGCACTAGCGCGCTGGTGAAGCCCTCTGGCAGATCAATCCGGTGGGTGCGCTCGTACTCGGTGGTGCCTTTGTCATTCAGAGTGGCCGAAAGAACAGTTTGGTAGCTCCCGCCGTCGACTGACAGGTCAATGGCGTAGTCGATGCGGTATCCGATCTGGTCACCGTTGGTTTTGACCTGCCAGATTTGCGGCCACGACAAGCGGATCCGCACAGCAGACAACTGCTGGTCGGTGATCGCACGCGTCCAGGCGTTGTCAGACTTCAACTCAACCGGCAGGCCCTGGGACGCCTCATTTTCGATGGCAGGAAAGCCCGCAATATGCTCCTGGTCAACGGTGCCAGATCGAAAATCCCAGATAGTGCCAGGGAAGTTTTCACTGCCGTCAGGCGAGATCAGCGGCGTGCCGTTCAGCTTGATCGACCGCAGTCCATCAACCGGACCGACAATTGGCCCCTCACTCAACGCGTAGAGCAGCTTTACTGTGGCGACTGACAGCGCGCTATCTGGAGCCTTGTATGGCGTATAGGGCTTAGTCTCGCCGCCCTTGGAACCTAAAACGCAGGCAGCAGCAGGCCGGCGCCGGTGCTTTGCAGCAGGCGCTGTTGCGGTTTTGGACATGGGTTTTCCTTACTGCTGATCTTCCGAGAAGACGCCAGCCGATATGAGGGCGCCGCCGATATCGCGCTCGCCGTAGAGCAATGGTTTGCATCGGCCCTGCGCCATCGTGGTAACCGCGCCGCCGAACGCATAGGACGGCCTGTTGCCGTCACCCTCTTTGTCGAGCACGCCCGCCGGTGACGGGGACATACTCATGGCGATGCCGCCGATCATCAGGCCAGCGCCAGCTGCTACCAGGTAGTACTGCTGAGTAAACGCACCGATCACCACCAGCGCGAGACCGGCGATCGTGGCGAAAAGGCCACCACCCTTGCTTCCGATGACGATTGGCGCAATGCGGATGGGATCAACCGTGTCCTGGCGCATCTCAATCTCGGTGTCACTCAGGTTCTTCTTCCCGCGGAACACCGCATAAGTCAGACCGCGCTCTTCCGAAAATCGCAAGAACCGCCTAAATCCTGGAATTTTCACGCACAGAGCGTGAATCGCCTCGGCGCATGAGGCTACCGCCAAGTGATGAACGCGCCCAAACCTCGCGCCAAGCACGCCGTAAAGCATCACCAGCACCACCAAGGGCTGCGGTTGAACCGCTGTTCTCATCGCCATCAGTCAACCTCCGACAGTCGTTGGTGCCTAAGAATCAGCACGGTGTAGTCAGCCCACATTCCGCCGTACACGTCGCGTGTGGATTTCTTGTTGTAGCGGTGATGCAGGAATGTGCCTGGGGCTGGATGTAGGTCTGGGACGGTAGTCAGCAGGCCGTCGCCCAGGTAAATGCCGGCGTGATTCGGTGCTGCAGCGTTGATCTGCATGACTATCATGTCGCCCTTGCGTGGCATCGACACTGGATAAAACCCGGCCTCTTCGTAGTACTTTTCGTACAGGCTTTCACCGTCATTCCACCAACCATCCCGCCGTGGGTAGTTCGGCAGTTCAATCCCGTGCTCGCGTTCGTAGTAATCGCGGCACAGCGCGTAGCAGTCCAGCAACCCATGACCGAACTCACGACCGACGAGCGGTGCCTGATAGCCGCACGGCTTGAACTCGAAGTACTCGCCAGACGGCCAGCTCACAATGCCCCACGGTTTTTCGTGCAGCTCGCAACTGACGCGATCAGTCATGCTGGGCGCCGGCGGCACGTCCGGGTGGGAGTGAATGATCATCGTCAGCTCGCCCCGATCCTCGGCATCGCACTTGTCTTCCGGGTTGATGATGAAGTGCTCGCTCGGGGTCTTGGCGTCGTTGCGACAAGGAACGTACTTCAGCCGCCCGGCTTCGCGGATCACGACACCACAGCTTTCCTTAGGGAACTCAGCGGCGGCGTGGGCCTGGATATGTTTCAGCATCGTCTTGTTCATGGGTTACCTATCCAATAAGCGCAGCACCTGGGGCCCCGCCGAATGGCAGCGGATTACCGCGACCGTGGCGAATCTCGCAGTCGCTCGGCCGACCGCCGCAGCGATCGAGTGCAGGATCATCTACAGGGTTGCCATCGAGGTCGAACATCTTGATGCCGGTGTAGTTACAGTCCGGCCCGCGATACTCGCCCCACAGGCACCACTCGCAGCGGTTCATGATCAAGCCGCCGGGGAGCATCTGCCCTTTCACCGCCGTCGGCGGTGAAAGGGAAAACACCACCTCTTCGCGCAGCAGGCTCGTAACCTGATTTATGTAGGAGATGTCCACCGTTTCCATTGGGGTTGCCGTGGGGTTCCCCTCTGGAAAGTTCGCGGCATCCAGATACTTCGCGTACGTCTGCCGAACCGTCAGCTTGACGCCGCTCATGCCCTGGAATTGCCAGCAAAGAGCGGTAATGGTCCCGTCGATGTTGCTTATCTTCAGCATTGGCGTCGAGTTATTGCCCTCGACGCTTCGACCGAAGCCGCCCGTCTGGTAAGGGCGCGGAACATAGGTCTCGCCCTTCCAGATAATCGGTGCAGACTGCTGGTGCCCGTGGTAGCGCAAAATACCCATGCCGCGCGCCTCGCCATCCAGTTCGATCAACTGGATGAGCGCCCCAGGCTCAAGCTTTTGGTTATCCAAGGTGATCATGGGTTAAACACCTGCTGGAATTTTGTGGACAGGATGTATACGCCGGCGCCGAGCGGTTGCAGACTCCAGCCGCCGTCCGTGACGAAAGCGCCCTGTTCGTGCAAGGGCGGTGTCCACAGAAAGTGGGTAACGCCCTTGTGTCTCACAAAGAAATCGCGAATGGGGACGATGTAGTCAGTCTTCCCCATGAAAGTCACGGGCCAGGACGTGGATATATTGTTGATGCCGACCGAGAGGCGTTGGCTGTAGCCGTTGCCAAACTGAGAGACGAGGATGTCCGTTTCGTCATCACCGGTCGTGCCTTTTTCCGGACGCCAGGTGAATACCTCACTCATGCCGCGTTCCTCCGGTTGCTTGGGTCAAGGAGGCCGTTCTGCCCCTTCTCTTGTTGGATAACAGCCCTGGCCACCTTGGGCATCTCTGACCGCACGGTGGCCAACACTGCCTGGCCCATCTGCTCGTAGCCAGCCGTCGCGTTGGCCGACCCGCTCGTTCCATCCCCATTCACTGTGATGTGAATTTGGGGTGGCGCGCTGGACATAGATGGCATCACCCCTCCGGCCTGGGCCGACGGCGCTGATGGAATCGCAGAAACGTTGCCATTGCGCAACGCCTCAACAGCGGCCACGCCGCCATAGCGCTGGATATCCTTCTGGCTCCAGACCACCTCGCCCTTGTGCACGGTGCCGGCGACTTCGTTGACGCCACCAGGACCTGTGTAGCCGCCACCAGAGAACCCAATCCCAGCGATAGCTGCCACGTTGGCAGCAGCGGCAACACCCGCAGAGACGGCCAAGGCCATGCCCAGCGGGTAAGGTTGAACTGCCAGAGCGTTCTGGACTGCCACGTACCCCTGGATAGTTGCCTGCGCGATTGCCGCCGCCTTGCCTACAGCCGCCAGCTTCTTGTTTCCGGACTGGCTGAGCGCGGTCATGTTGCCGAAGAAATCGGCGCTCGAAGTCAGTACTGCTGAGTTCTTTGCGCGCTCAATCTTCGCCTGGTTGTCCCGGCCCTGCTGGTTGATGTTGTTGACGCGCTCGGCATAGGTCTCCTCGTTGATAGCCTTGAGGTCGAGATAGGCCTTCTGCTTTTCCAGCTCCATCGTGCGCCAGGCGTCAACCTTCGCTGACTCTTCGTTGAGTCGCTGGATTTCGCTGTAGGCGCCGCCCACCGATGCGTCAATGCCAGTCACCTGAGGCGCCTGCGAAACACCCTCAATGGTCCCGGGCTTCTGCGATGCCTTGAGATTTACGTCACGAATCTTGATCAGCGTTTCGAGCCGCTTCATCGCCTCGGTGTTGCCCTGGCGCTCGTACTCAGCCATTTGGGCTGCGTCATCCAGCGAAGACTTGAGGCTGTTTGCCTCCCGCAGCTGGCCAGTGAGGGTCAGCAGTTGCACCTGATCCTTCTGTGCCTGCTGAATGTCTCGGCTGATCTGGGCTTCACGCTCAAGTGCCACGTTCTTCTTGAGCTGGGCGGTGATCAGGTCCTGGCTAGCCAGCAGCGACTTCTGGTCCGCGGTGAGCGTCTTCTTGCCTTTGATGTCGGCGAGCTGCTGCTCCCACTTAATCAGGGCCTGGGCCTGGGTGCCAACCTTCTCGGTGGCGATACCTTGGGCGTTGAGGGAAGCGTTCTGCTGGAGCAGGACGGCCTGGGTCTGGCGGGCGGCGTCCAGCGCTTTCATGCCGGCGTCTTCGCGGTAGGCCTTTTCCTTTTTAGGCGCCGACTCTTTGTAGATCGGATTTTCGCGGATGGCTTTTAGGGAATCGGCGGCCTCTTGTTGAGAGATTACATATCCTGCTGCTCTTGCCTTGTTGATGCGCTTTTCTTCATCCTCGAGCGCCTTATTCATCTTCTGAATTTTCGAGAAGTTTTGCTCTCGGTTTTTCTGATGTTCTTCGTACGCAACCTGTCCGTCACGCTGGACTTGGGCAACCTTTTGTTCCGCTGCTGCTTGATCATTCTTCGCCGTTATCTGACTCTGAATGGCTGAAATTTGCTTTTGCAGCTCTTCGGCAGTTTCCCCGCCTCTGGATGCTCTTGAAGATCGGCCTGCTGCTGTCAGTTTGTTTACGTTTTCAAGACGCTCCCGCAGCAACGACAGCTTGCCTTCCAAAGTACTTTCACGACCGATGCCGAGCATCGCGTCCCAGCCTTTTTTAGCGGCGCCAGCAACGGTATTCCACGCTGTTTCGACATATCCCAGGCTTTCCTTGATCTTGCCTGCACGCTCAGACAAAGCCTTAGCCAAAGCCTCCTGAGCAATTGCGGCAGCTGCCTCCTTATCACCCATTTCCTGTGCAGCCCTGACCTGCTCATATACAGAGGCGGTTAGGAAGTTGTACTTCTCGTTAAGTGAGGCGAGCGCTTTCACTGGATCATCGGCCAGCTTTACAAACTCGGCGACAGTCGTTGATACGGCTTGACCGGTAGCCTTTTCGAAGGATACTGCGGCGGAAGCTATAGCCTCGAAGCTCGCGCTCGCAATCCTACCGGTTCCCGCAAGCTGAGCGAGAGCCGCAGCTGCCGTTCCGGTAGTGCCGGTTGTGTCGCCGATCCGCTTAGCCATTTCGGCCAAAGCACCCGTAGTTGACCCAGCAGCGTTCCCAGTGATGACCAGAGAATTCCTGAAAGCATCTTGCTCTTTGGAGCCTTGGTAGTACGCAAGGCCGAGTGTAGCCGCGGCAGCAGCCGCTACGGTAAACGGGTTTACAAGCCCAAGAACATATCCACCAAGAGCCTTGGCCGCCGGCCCTACCCCGCCAAACATATCCTTGAGCTGTCCGCCCTGCTGCAGGAACACGGTGAGTGGTGCCTGGCCGCCCTGTAGAGATACGGCAATGTCGGTAAACTGGGCTGGAACCCCCCTCAAAGCTGCCGCTGTTTGCTTGGCAGTGTTTCCTGTCCGGGTCAAGGATTCGCTGAACCTGTTCAAATCGTTGCGCGTAGCGGCGATTTTCTGCTGATACTCGGTGTAAGTATCAAGTTCGATAGTTCCAGCTTTCCGGTGCCGGGCGAGCTCCTGCTCTTGCCGGTCAAGCTCTCCAAGCTTTTTGCTGAGCGGATCAATTCGACCAAGAAGTTGCTCAATCTCCTCGCGCTGACTGGAAAATGATTTACCTGCCGCCTCAGCACTTTTACCTGCGCCGTCCATGCCGTTTCCAGCCTTGTCCATTGCCGGCTTAACTCTCAACCCGGCGCCCTCAAGTGCTTCCAGTGCCTTGCGGGTATCGGCCGCTTTTTGTTCGGCATCCCGGCTATCGATCTCCAGAACAAGACGGGATGTCTGAGTCATAACTTTTCTCCGGGCATAAAAAAACCCGCTCAAGGCGGGTCATGAAAATATTGTCTGGCTAAATGGAATCCATCTCAGCCTTAAGCAGATTCATTTTTGACTCGAATGTATATCTTTCAAAGCTATCTACCCCTGCTGGGCGCGGCGTGCGAAGCCACTCCATATAGCCCAGCCAAGATGCATAAGCGTCTTTTATTGCTACGGCCAGGGCCGGCCGCGCTTCAATTTCCTGTTTCAGAAGAGGCTTTAGCTTCGGCGCCTCGGCATCTATGCAGCTTGACGACACCCGAAATGATGCCTCCACCATTGCCCTATATTTAGCGCTAGCCTCACCATGCTTTTTAAGAGAGTTGTTCGCCTCGTCTAGCGCCTGAGAACCTTTGAAGCTGCAATAAGCTGCCGACCCCTCAAGCATTTGTAAAAAAGTCGGGGCGGCGATTACGCATGGCGAGAAAATAAAGCATGCGACCGCAGTAGTTAAAAGCCTCATCAGACATCTCCCTGTAGATAGCGGCAATCTACCACCATCCAGAGCAAGCGCCAAAGTCACTCGTCATCTCCCGCCAAGCACACCCCGTCGAGCGCAAACATCACAGCGTCCACCTCGTCCCGCGTCATTGGCGAAGGGTGCGAATCCAGCCAGTCAGATATCTCCCTGGCCGATAGAGGGAGCGGGAAAGCACCCGCCATCGTGGCCAGGAACCGCCGACCTCGCGTGATGCTGCGGAAGGTACTCAGCAGATAGGCGGTTATAGGGTCGTTCGGCGGTTCATCGGGAAGTTCAAAGCCCAGCCGCTGGTAGATCAGGCTTCGCTTTTCGGCTTGGCCGACTGCCCACTCTTTTTCCCACTCGAAGCGGGCGACGGCTTTCCCACCGTTTCTTTCAGCTCTTCAGCGCTTTCAGTTGCAACGCTCGATCCGCCGCGAAGCACGAACAGGAAGAACTCCAGGTTGTTTTCAAGCAGTTCTGCCGCCACAGACGGGGCGTACTTCAGTGGGTTGCCGTCGGCATCCAGAACGCCCGACCAATCCTTCACGATGAAGTGAGCCAGCAGCATGGCGTGGTTCTGGTGCTCGGTAAGCTCACCGGCGACTACGCCCACCTGGCCTTCGTCGAAGCGAGCGTCATTGCGTGCGATGCGGCGGCGCATGCGCTCCAGGCCAACCTGGTACTCGGCATTGTCGATGCCGGCCAGCAGCACCTTCGTGTCCTTGTCGAATTCTACCCAGCGCGCGCCCGAGGGTGCCGGGTCTTTCTTGGTCAGTTGCAAAGCCATGATAAATCCTCAACGCCACGCCAATAAAAGGACCGCCCCGGCCGGCGTTCAAGCCGAGGCAGTCAAAGGGGTTTACGGTGTAGGGTCAGCCGCTTCGCGGGTGATGGTCGGGCTGAGCTTGGCGACGGTGTAGTTGAGCGTGACCTCGATCAGGTCGCGCTTCCCACCGTTCGGCAGCTCGCCGTCCACTTCCACGGCCGGGAAGTTGAAGGTGTACTTGTTGCCCAGAGCGTCGGTGATGGGAAACACCACAGCAATGGGGGTACGGGTGAAGGTGTTCTTCCACAGCTGCCATGCGCGCTTGGACCAGGCCAGGGTGATGCTGCCGGTGATGGCGGCCTCGGTCGCGATGTGAGCGCCAGGGCCCAGGCTTTCGGAGCCAAGGCACCGCTGTGTTTGCAGGCTATTATCCAGGGCGATGGTCATGGCCGATACGCAGGCCACCCCTTCCAGGGACTGGCCGTTGACCAGGATCGTGCCGACATTATTGTTCGACAGGAACGGTGTAGTGGTAGGCGCATTGGGCGACACAACAATCGGCACTTCGCCGTCGGTGTAGTCGAGGCAGGCCATGTTGAAGGTGGCAGTGACCTTGCCTTCCGACGGGATGTCCAGAGCGAACGTGGATACGTGGGCGCCCTTGAACAGGCCGTAGACGCCGACATCGTTGTAGCCCTTCGCGATGCTGAAGGTATTGCGGGTATCGCCCACACGCAGCACGTCAGCAGTCCACTGGCCATAGAATGCGGCTTCCAGCAGCTGATCGAACGAGCCGAACGAGAACTCTGCCGTCAGGTCGCCGCCGATATCGATGCTGGTGGCCACCGAGCCTTGGCTTAGGCGGGTGTCGGTGATTTCGTCACTGACTTCGGTGTTGACGGTTGGGGTCAATGCGTTGCCGGTCAGGCGCAGCGTGTCCCAGGTGCCGGTGGGGGTAACGCCTGGCGTCACCTCCTTGATGATGTGCGAAACGACTTTTGCGCCGGAACTCATGGGTGAGTCTCCTATCTGCGGGCATAAAAAAACCCGCTCAGGGCGGGGTTAGTGGGACTGGTAAATCTTCAGCGTGCGGTGATAATTCATTCTCACCATCAAGAGTTGCTGCCATGGAATGGACTTATGTACTTCACACAATCACAAGCCACCTTCCAGGCGCGGAGGTCATAGCAGCCTTCGCCGGCGCAGGCTCAGCCGTTGCAGCGATCTGGACCATCAAGAAGTCAGATAGAACTCGTGAAAATGAGCGGCTACTTGCATATTCAGTTCTAACCCTCGAGCGTGCATATTCAGCTTTGGTTGGTCAAAGCCCCCAAGGATCTCTCCCCCCGGCTGACAGGTTGGGCTGGCTATCCGCTGCGAGGCTAATTGAAGAGTACAAGTCTGCTAAAGCTCGCATGAAAGACCCCCTAATTTTGCAGGAATGCAACAGCCATGAAGAGCACTGGCGCAACCAGTTCCGAGCTCGCCTAGAACTGATCCCCTACGATCCGGCTCGCTATTTCACATCCGGAGGGTTTGGACATGAAGTCCAAAAAACTTCGGCTGTAATCATTCACAGTTTTGCCACTTGGCCCGACGGAAAAATCGACGAACTTGATAAATATTTGAATACAGACGATGCAATAAACAAGCTCGGCATATCAAATCTATGGATAGGTCTGCGGCGGTATTGTGATCGCCTTTAGCCCGCCCTAAACCGGATATTCACGTTGACCTGATAGAAGCCTTCAAACTCGCCTGCGATGATCTGGCTGGCTTCCATGCATTCAATGTCGCCAGACATCCAATAGGCGAAGTGCGCCTCGAGTGCATCGGCTAGTTCGGTCACGACCTTGGTGCCAGTGCGCTCCCGGGCAAAGCACTGAATGCTGATCTGCCCGGGCTTGCGGGTGTATGGACGGTCTGCCATGCCAGCCATGAAGGCCGAGGCATACTGAATATTCAGGCGGCACCATAGCCCGCTATCCGGCGGCGTGAACACGGTCGGCTGGTTCGGATAGTCGATGCGTGATTGCTCAATGCCGGTGAACGCCACCATGCGCCCGGTGATGAGCGCCCTGATCTGCTCGTAGGTCATTTGTAGGCCTCAGATACGCCGATAAAGGCCAGGTCGTAAACGCCGCCGGGGGCCTGGGTGGAATGCCCCAGCTCCAGCATCTCGCCGTAGGGGCTGTTCGTTTGAATGTAGATGACGGGGAACTGGCCAGAGGCCCTGATGAGCATCGCGCCTTTACTGATGGTATCGCTACCGGAAGGGTCCACGTTCTCGACGACCGTCAGATCTGGCGCTCCGATGGAAACCATGTGGCTTCCCCGGAACGTGCCGCCGATGTAGCCTTTGCCAGCAGCCTTGGCGTCTACGTAGAAGTTTTCCTTGCGTTCGCGCTGGGTAAGCTTCTTGAACTTCTTGCGGCCTGTGTTGCTGGCGTTGCGCGCATCGACATTTGCGTCATAGGCGTCTGCCAGTGCGGTGTTCTTAGACCGTAGGGCCTTGTTCGCCTCCCACAGGTCAGGATTACCGACAGGCGAGCGGTTCACCACCTCGGTGAGCATTGCTACGCCAATGGCGCGGGCCATCTGAGTGATGTCCTCGCCTGCTTGGTCGGCGAAGTCCGTGAGGCTATGGCTCCACCCTGGCTTGTTCGCCATCAGACCTTCCTCAGTTGGATCTCGTAATGGGCGCCGACCGGATCGGTTTGCACGTTGACCACGTCGAACCCGTTGATCTTGTGACCGATGTCTGGCGTACCGCCGAGCGTTTCGTTGGTCAGCGCGATCAGAAGCTGGTCAGTGGCGCGGATGTTCACGCCATCAACCTGAGCCATCTTGAATGCGTCGAATACGCCACGGCCGCTGTAGGCAATCACAACGGGCTGCCCTGCGGCCTCGGTGACCGGGTCCCACGTGCCTGGCAGCGTCACGCCGCCAGCGAATGGCTGCACGGCGTCGGCTAGGTCAGTGTCGAAGGCCTCAGCCAGGTCGGTCTGGATGTCTTCGCGTAGGCCCATGGGTCACCTGTAAACGTTGAAGCTGAAGGCGCTGGAGCGCCAGGGACCGAGCAGGCCCAAGGCGAACTGCACGCCATCGGGCAGTGAGCTGTACTTGGTGGTGTCGATAGACGCGAAGGTCTTGCTGGTGGTGACCGAGCCAGCCTTGACCGTCTTGGCTTCGAGCGATCCCTCGGTCTGCTGCTGGTAAAGCTTGCCCTGGGCTGCGACTGACGCCAGTTCGGCGCCAGCCTGTTTAACCTCGTCGGGGATGGCGTTCATATCGACGCCAACGAGGCTCAGGGAGGTCAGATAGGCGTTTGCCTGCAACACCGCGCGGGCTTTCTTGTCATCTGGCGCCCAGGTGGCGCCGAGGATGGCGTCAACGTCCGCCACAGTGATGTAGGTAGCCATCTGGCCTCCGCTTGAATGAGTGGGGCCGGAGCCCCGGGTGTTATTTGGCGAGCTCGTCGACCTGCTTTTGCAGCGACTCTTTCGAGGCGTTGGCGCGGTAGGTGACATTCGCTGCGTCCAGCTTGGCCTTCAGGTCAGCGATTTCTTTTGCATCGGCTTCTGCCTGGCCGGCTTTCTCGGCCCGGGCCAGAAGATCGTCGATCTGCTCTTGCAGGGCCTTCACCTTCTCGACCTCGCCGTCACGCTCGTTGCGAATACTCTGCACGCCAGCATTGACCGCCTCGAACACCTGGAATAGGCGATCAGCGACAGCACCAAGCTCGCCTTCGGGGCGCACCAGCGCCTGATCAGCGAATGACTCGACGATCAGGCCGACGGATTCGAGTTCGGCACGGAAGGCGTCTATATTGACGCTGGAGTTGGCACCATCGATCAGCAGCACCTTCGGCACCTCCTCGATCGTCACGTCAGGCACATCGTCGGCAGCATCTTCGCGGCTTTCGGTAACGCTTGCGTCGACGATGCGCAGGCCATTCGCCTTGGCCAGTGCCTTCACGTCTTCCTGGTACTGATGGAATGGACCAGACAGATACCAGATGTTCTTGTTGCTCATGATCGTGTCCTCGCCAAGCCGGGCACTGGGCCCGACTCAGCTATCAGGGTTACTTGGAGGCATCACCGATCAGAGCCACACCAGCGGTGTGCTTGATGCTGGTGGCGGTCTTGTCCCAGTTGGTACCGGTCGCAAGTTCGGCGTCGGTTGGCGACTTGCCGCCGGTGGTGGTGTCCCAGGTGTAGCCCTTCAGGCCCAGGCCGAAGGTGTAGTCGGTTTGGAGCGTGGTTTCGATACGCTCCTTGCCGTTGGTGGTCTGCACGTTGCTGATGATGTCGCGGCCGTCGTGGACCAGCGCAGCGCCTTGCACCAGGGACAGGATAATTTCCTTGTTCGGGGTGCCGGCCTGCATCAGCGCCGGTGCATCCGTCACAACGGAGATCTTGCCGAGGATGTCCACAACGCGGACGTTGCCCGCCTGGAACAGCTGCTGCTGGTTCGCCAAGTTCTGGCCGACCAGCTTGTGGTAGCTGGTGCCCTGCATCACCTGGGTTACCAGGTTCTGGCTTGCGTCACCGAACTTCGCGTGAGCGTTGTTCAGCCCTGCGTAGGTGATGCCAGCGGTAGCCGACACATCGTTGACCGCAGCGGACTGGGCAGTGATCGCAGCAACCAGGGCAGCGATCGCGGTGTTCAGCTGGTCCTTCAGCAGGATTTCAGCGAACGCACGGCTGGCGACTTCGATGCCTTGGGCGGTTGGTCGCTCCAGCCAGGTCATCTGCGACGGCTCGTAGCGGATCGGACCGAAGCCACCGGCTACTTTCACCGAAGTGTTCTTCAGCTCGGTCAGGTCGGTAGCAGCGACAGTAGCGTTTGCGCTATAGCGGTCCACGCGGCGCTGAGCTGCCGCCAGAGTTTGGAAGAACGACTCTTGGAGGAAGTCACCAGTGAAGCCGTCCGGGGACAGCACGATTGCACCGCGGCTGGCGGCGTTGAAGGCGGCGAGATACTGATCCAGCGTCTCGAGAGTCGCCGGCATGATGTATTCGTTGAAAACCTGCATTTGCGACAGGGACATGAGTTATTTCCTTACGATTGTGGGAGATCCGGGAACCGGCTCGCGATTGCGGCCGTACGTTCCTCTTTGGTGCCGCCGATTTTTCCTTTTGCGGCCCCGCCGCCACCTCCAGCACCAGCAGCCCCGCCGCCAGATGCCTTGCTACCCGCGATCAACGGCGCGAAGGCCGTGTCGTTTGCGAATTCTGCTTTCAGCTCATCCAGCGTTGCCGCCGAGAGCTTGCCCTGCTGGTCGAGGACGACCACAACAGGCTTCCCGTCGCGCTGCTCGACGCTCAGACGGCGCTCGATGTGCGGCAACAGGGCTTTGGCGCTGCCTGGGATTGCCAGGGCAGACGCGATGTCAGTAGCGGTACGGCCGACGGTCAGATCCCGGATCTGAGTGCTCAGCGTTCCACGCTCCTGTTCCAGCATGCCGTTCAGCTCAGCTTCGCGGCGGTTGTACTTTTCAGACCAGGACTTTTCGAGTTCCTCGACATTGCCGGACTTGCGAGCGGCCTCTTCACGCTCCAGCCGGGCCTGCTCTTCCGCATCCTTGCGAGCCTTCTCGGCCGCCTTCTTCTCGCCCAGAAGCTCGTCAACCTTGGCCTTAAGGCCGGTAACGTCTTCTTGTGCTGGCAAACCCTCGATGTTCAGGACGTACTTACCGCCCTTCTCGACGTACATGGATTGAACGGATTCGTCGACGCCTTCGAGGCTGTCCAGTTGGAATTTCAAGGTCATTGCTGTCTCCCAGAGACGTAGTGCAGGCCCTGCCTGCGGGCAAAAAAAAGCCCCAGCAAATGCCAGGGCTCGGGGATCCGTATAGATGTCAGTAAGGAGGGACCGAAGTAACTCCCTGCTGGTTTTTAGGCGATGTGTAAATTATGTCTGCTCCGTCGATCTGCATTCGACCGGCGTAGTCAGCTAGGCAACCTTGGATTCTCTCGTACTCAGTATCAGTTACCTTATAAACCATTCCCCCAGCGCAATTGATGTAATTGCTCTTCAGTTGATCGTCGTCCTTATTGTGAAGGTCAATCCCTTCAACTGGTGCAGGGAAATCGAGATCGGATAGGGGGATACTGAGCTTTTCATTGGGCATATTGACCTCCTAGTCTTTAACGTCCTATGACTATAACCCAGCCCGCTCGAATGCCAGCGGCTCCAAATCTTTCAACTCCCTGAGGGTCAGCGTCTTGCCGTTGTCGTCAATAAACTTATCGAGGGTCAGCTCACCTTTACTGAACAGCGCATATCGGTTCGGCCCGAGAATGTCGCGCTGAAACGCTGCAGGTTGCCGAGCCAGCCATTCCTGATAGCTGGTCTTGCTCGACACCAGCGTCACACCGTCAGGGCCGATTGAGGGCCGCGTCGAGCCTTTGATCTCGCGTGCAAACTCTTCCTTCAGCACCGGTATGAGTGTCGTGCGGCAGCCCCAGTGATACGGCGGCTTTGGCCCATCCAGCGGGATCAGCGTCTGGTCGACGCTCATGCAGAACAGAGTGGTTTTCGAGTCCAGGGTCGCCACCCTGCGCATTCCCGCGAGGATGTCGTCGTTCGCCTTCAGCGTCTCAACTCGCGCCGTACTGGCGATGTGGTTGGTCATCGTGCGAACCAGTGCGCCAGCCTGATCCTGCTGCAACTGATGAATACTGGTCAGGCGCCGGCTGATTTGCTGGCTGGTTTCGCCCAAGCTCGAACCGATCTGAATCTCGCCGATGATCTCGGCGGCCTTCTTAGTTCCGAACTGGTCGAGCGCACCGCTGATACTGATGCGCTGGATGCCTTTGCGTGCTTCGAGCAGCAGCGGATCGGCCAAGGCTGCAGCGGAGATAATCTCGGCCGATGGCACATTGAGCTGAACCACCGCGCGGACCACTTTGCCCAACATCGTCGCGTTGAACTGCGCCTCGTAGGTGGCGAACTCGCCGAGATCCAGCTGAGCGCGCCCTTTGAGGTCGTCGTATATGCCCCGCAAGTCGCCCTGGAGCGTTTCTATCTGCGAGTTGTACCGACGCGTGCCGTAGGCACTCAATCCTTCAGAGACTCGAGCCTTGGCGGCCTTGATGGCTTTACTGATGAACGAAGCCACGCGCTTCAGGTTTCCGCTGGCGTACCGCTGGACGTAAATCTGGTGGCGCGTGGCAGCGTCCTCAAGAAAGCCCTCATTACTCATCGTTTCCGCCTACTGGTGGCGCACTGGCCAGCTCTTCGTCGATCTTCTCGTCAGTGCGATCCGCTTCAAGCACGCCGCCCTGACGCAGGTTCACCCGGACATCCGACTTAGCAATGAAGCCCTGCTGCCACAGCTGTACTTGGGCGAGGATGTCTTGCGCGGTCATCGTCTCATCGAAGAACGACTGATTGAGCCAGAACACGGTTCCCTTCTCGTCCGGAGCGTCCATCATGAAGCGCTCGGCGTCGAGGATGGCTCGCTTCAGGGCCTCGGATACGTTGCCGGCGATTGTGCCCAGCACGCTGTTGTCCGAGCTGTACCGGATTCGAACAGCCTCTGCCGTCTCGGCGCCACTGCCCTTCTGGACGACACGGGCGCCGATCATCAGCATCTGCTCTTCCTTGTCCTTCATCAGGGTTCGGGCGAGCTGAGTTTCGGTGGCCTGCAGCATGACCGCAGACCCGGACTTGCCGAGGTTGTGTCCGCGCCGCGAGCCGATGTGCATGCCGTGCGGATTCAGCTTTGCGAACTCGTCAGCCTCGATGCTGGTGGTAATGAACAGCGTCGGCTGGCTGCTAATGAAACCGCTCTCCTCCACCGTGGCGCTGTTGCCGTAGTGCAGGATGTTGACGTCGGCCAGGTCTTCCAGCGGAGACTTGTCGATGCTGGCGTCGTTGTTCTGGGAGCCGTAGAAACTGAACGGGATGTGATCGAAAGGCTGGCCGGCCTTATCGGTAGGCTGCGCCTCCTCGAAGCTTTCCTCGCCTTCCTTGTAGACGCGCTGAATGTATCGCCCATCGACCAGCAGTAGGACCCGGTTCTGCGTGTACGTCTCGCGGGACAGATCGGCGGCATTGAACTCGGACACGCACTCCTGCAGGTTCACGTACACCAGACGCTTCACGCCATCTATCACCTGCTCATCCCAGTCGATGATCGACAGGGCGTCGTAGTGGTGGATCAAGGCCCGCTTGGTGGCGAGATCCGCCATCGAACTGACACCGCTTTCAGTGGCCACGGTCGGGAAGTCGACCAGAAAGCCGCCTCGCCCGCTGTCCAGGCACTCGCCCACCGACTCCTTCGATAGCTGCTCAAGGCTGGTACCGTCGCCGCTGGCGTTCTCTTTCAGGTATTCAACCGCAGTCGGCAGCGACAATTCAGCAGTCTTCCGGAACACCGCTCCCATCAGCCCCGTGCGCGTGCGCCCGGTAATGTTGAGGAACATCGCCCGCTTGTTGTACTGCTTGTACCGGGCCTGATTCTCAGGTGATTTGTTCTCCGGGTCGGGCATCGGCAGGTATTCGTCGTGCTTGCGAACCTCGCGGGCACCAGCAACGCAACGCTTCACCAGCTGCCAGCCAGCCAGGGCTTGTGCGTACTCTGCCCGTGGAATGAAATTTGGCATTGATGGCCTCAGAAAGTGAAGGTGACGGGGACGTGGGTCATCGGCTTGATGATCGGGTAGTCATGGTGGATGAAGTACCCGCCAGCGTCGTTCGCGTGGTCCACGCCTGATTTCTTGTCAGGCTCGCCATTGGGCGCCCACACCTGCTGCTCAAGGCCGTCCGCATATGTCGGGCAACGCAGGGGGTTGATTAGATATCGACGCTCGCCTAGAGCGTTGCAGAACATCGCGTTCATGGCGTTGATGCGGTCTTTCACCGGCGGGTTTGCATCCGGCGCGATGACGCTGAATCCCGCTTGGCGCAATATGGCGATGTCTGTCTCGCTCGCGTTTACGGATTTGCGTGATCCGCCCGAGGCGTCCGGATAAATACGGATCTCGCAGGTTTTCTCGTAGTCCTTGCCGTTGAAGCGCCAGTAGCGCTCCTTGATACGGCGGATCATGTCCGGTGTGTCGAAGCCGTCAATCAGCTCATCCACGGCCCGCGGTTTGTCGTCCGCACGCTTGACGTGCGTGATAGCCGCCATCTTGCCAACGTTGAAGTCCATGCCGATGAATAGTGGCTCGCCCGGCTCAACAGCGTCGAAGCAACCATTCAGCTTTCGGTCATACGCGTGGTAGATCGAACCGGCATTCAGGTTGACGAACTGCCCGTTGAGGTAGGCAAGGATCAACTGAGGCGGGTAGGACTCCATCAGCGACGGGATGTAATCAGGCGGTAGGTTCAGCTCGTTATCGAACGTGCTGGCCTGCACAAGGCCATACATCCCCTGCATGCCTGGCTTCTCGCGGAGCTGCTTCACGAACTGCTGGAAGACGAACTTGAACCCCTCAGGGGTCGTGGTCACGTCCACTCCGTTCTTCAGCCCGGGCGCGTTGTAACGCATCCGCGCAATGATTTTGCGCCAAGCGTGTTCAGCCTTGAGTGCTGGCAGGACATCCAGCTCATCCACCAGCGCGTGACCAATCTTGAAGCCGACGATGGTCTGCGGCTTCTCCATTGATCGGCAGATGGTGGTGCTGCGGTACTGACCGCCACTGTAGAACTCGACCTCTTTATCGCTTTCCTTCGTCTTGACCTTCAGCCCCCAGTCAAAGGCCACCTCTTCAATCGTCGGAAAGAAGATGTCGCGGATCTGCGGGTAAGTCGGGGCAAAGTACCCAGAGTTGATTCGAGGCCATTCCCATACGTGCTTACAGATGCCCGCGCAGCCGACCCAAGTCTTACCTGAGCCAAACCCAGCGACAAAGCCTCGGAATTTGTTCTCCATCTGGAGGAACTTGGCCTGGGGGACGTTAAGCGTCGGCATCAGGCTTCCTCGCGTCCACCACGTCTACCTGCACCCGAGTAGGCGCAAGATTGTCGTGTGGGTTTTCATTCTTGGTCTGTCGGTTGACGTAAACGTCGCCCACCTCTTTGGCTGCCTGCTCTAGTAGCTGGGCAGTCAGCGCCATGTTCTTCATGTTTTCGGCCTTTTCAGCCATGCGTCCAAGCGCTCGCAGCCGATAGGCACGGTTGGCGATCGGGATCTCAGCGGTTTGTTCGCGAAACCGAGCGCGGGTGTCTTCGAAAAGGGTTCTCCACTTCAGGTGAAGGTTCCGACCGACGTACTTGGTTGGGTCGTACGCCTCACACTGCTGGCGGGTAACGTCGAGGCCATATTCCACTTTGACAGCCGTCACCACCTGGGATGGCGTGTCAAAGCAGGCTAGAGCCTGTACTACAAAGGCTTTCACCTCGTCTCTGAGTGCGGCCATAGATGGACATCCGTCAAAGTACTGTCAAAGTCAGGCCGACTTGAGCAGACAGGTTCCGCAGGCCCTCGCAATGTTCAATTTCCCCACCTCGGCAGGACTGTTTGCAGCATCCACCAACGCTTGAACGTCAGCGCTCGCACCGTAGCGGCGGACAACACCGACGAACTCTTCGACGTCATGACCCTGCAGCTTGATCTTTGGTGCACCGTCTTGGGTGAATGTCGGTTGACCGTATTTGTCGGTCGCGTGAGCCAGGTGATACAGCTCGTGCTCCAGAAGCGCGCAGAACTCAAGGTCGCTGCACTGGGCGCAGTAGTCAGCAGCCAGGGTGATGATGAAGGCCGGTACATCGCCGAACCAATCATGCATCTGTTGCTCCATTCGAGCTTTCTGCCAACCGCCAGCGCGGAACGCTACCTGTTCGGCCTGGCCAAGGACTGTACGGCCCTGCTTCTCGAAGCTCGACGACGCCCACATGATTCGGATGTCTGCATCCAGTAAGTGGGCATGGTCTTCGTTGTGGATGCTGCCAGTGCTGGCAAGGATCTCGGCTTGGAGCCATTCCCACACTTCGGGCGCAGGGACCAGACTGATACCGAAGTCGGATAGCTCCGACAATTCAAGTAATGATTTTGGTGGGAGCGGCCTATGCACTTGATGCCCTCCTGCTTGAAATGCTGGCGCGTTGCCGGTATTGGTAAGCTTCCATCATCTGCATAAGGAGCAATGCGCGTGACGAAATACCACATAGTGGAATCCAGCCCTGATTGGTACAAGGGCGTGACCGGCTTGGTCTATACGATTCATGAAGGTGAAAACCGGGTGCGCGGCATCCCTCATTACGACGTCAAAGGAACTGCTAGCGCAGTGTGTGACGCACTAAACAATGGGGATCAGCTTATTGCCGAGTTGCGATACAGACATAACTACGTTCCGAAAACCGCTCAAATCTTGACTACATTTGCACCAGCAGAAGAGGTTCTGTTCTACCACGTTCAGGATCAGCTTCATGCAACCATCTCAATGTCAAACGACCCCGCAGCCCATAGAGCTCAAGCGCTCAGAGAGGCCGGCTACGACGAGCCGGTTGTGTCATGGATGCCAGCAAAGGACAGATAGGGCCAGATCCTTTTGCCGTGCCGCACTCACCTGCGGCACACCTAAATTTACACAGTTTTCAGTAGCCCGAAGCGGCTTACGCTCCCCACTGCTGGTTATAGGCCGCGACGTGCTCAGGAAAGACATCACCGTATGGTGGATATTCGATTCCTAGAACGCTCAACTCTATTGCGTCTTTCCCGCAATCAAACGAGTAGTCCGCAATGCACACACCGGCAGCACGAATCGCCTCTCCGCCCACAATACCCACTGTAAAATTAAAATGTCTCTGATCACGCTGAGCAAAGGCTCTGACTTGCTCCTGGATAATGGAATATCCAGGAGCAGGAACAAATACGCCGAACGCAACCCCCATGGGCGGATCGCCGAGCTCTAAATCGGACCAACCGATATGCTGCCCATTACTGAAAGCTTCGAATCGCGGCATGGCAATGACCTAAAGAGCAAATAAGAATTACCCGAAGGATAACTCATCAGCCCAGTAGCGAGCATTCACCCTCTGCGAGCGGCTTTTCGTCAACATTACTTCCGTTGTCGCGCCACGATTTGGCGCATTCGAAAACGTGGCGCGGATTACTTGCTCTGGCTGCGGACGATCTGGGCGTCCACCTGGTCAGCGCAGGTGTCGAGCAGGTTGATGGCCTGGTTCTTCAGCTCCCAAAGCTGTCCGTTGTCGGCGAGATCTTCATCAGCTACTCGCTCACACGGGACCAGCTCAAGGGGCTCGACTCTTACTGCCGCTGTCTTTGTTACCAGTGGCGGCTTTCCCGCGCAGGCCGTCAGGCAGAGGCTGAGCAGCCCAATCACGAACAGGCTTGCTGTTGCGTTTGAGTTCTTCAAAGTTCTTCTCCGCCTTTCTGGCTTTTGCCTGGCTGGCCTGTAACCGCTTGTTCAGGTCTTTCTGGTAATCGGCGTTGCGCTGGGCTTCGGCGCGTAGAGTGGTGATCGTGGCCTGGCTTTCGAGGTTGGCGTCGACCGCCTTCTTCTTCTCGCTGGCTTCGAATGCCACCTCCCCGCGAAGGGCGACGACGCGCGACTGCTGGATCCCAATGAGGAGCAGGCCGACCAGGGCGATAATGATTGCTGCAGCGAAGGCCTTCATGCGGCATCCGCCTTGCGGCCCAGGAAACGGGTCACCAATTCACGTATTGCGGTTACGCCGAGGAACCCAATAGTCCCTCCAGCAGCAACAGACAGGCTTGGCGGCCAGGTCATCCACTCGATCACGCTGGACGCAACAAGGCTCAGCGAACCGCAGATCAGCGCCTCGAACACAATACGGCGCTTACTGGTTTCCTTCGCGTCGTACATGACTCGAAGCAACGATACGGTGATGGACATGATCACGCCCTGCCAGAGCGGATTGCTCAACGCCAGCCAGATCTTGGCCCAGGTGTCTGGCTTGTCAGGCATGGTAGTAATCCGGGTTGCTCCCATTGGGGAGTTGAGAATAAAAGGGCCTCATTAGGGCGAGGCCAAGCGCGAGAGCACTTCAACAAATAATATACATAAGTGTTTACACAACACATTTATGTTTATATGATTAACCCATCAACACACAACGGAGGGTTGATGAAATACAGCGAGTTCAGGAGATGGTTGGAGGCCCAAGGGGTCGAGTTTTCGAAGTCAGCCAAAGGCAGCCACTTCAAGATTCGCTACAAGGACCGCCAAACGATCTTCCCAAGCCACGGATCAAAAGAGATTGGTGAAGGGCTTAGGAAGGAAATCATCAAACAACTGGGCCTCAAGTGAGGCCCCAACCACTTGAACGAGCGAAACATCAGCCCCAAGAGAGGACCTATGTACGTATATAAAATCGTTGCCCACGAAGAAAATGGACATTACTGGTCGTCGTGCCCGGATGTTCCGCAAGCACATAGCGTCGGGGATACCCTGGAGGAGCTACTTGAAAATGCAGTTGAGGGGATCACCTTGGCGCTGTCGATCTATGTGGAACGGCGCCAACCATTGCCCGAGCAAACCGACCGAGGCGATCACCCCGTGCGACTCCCAGTCATCACCATTACCAAAGCATTGCTTTGGGACATGATGCTTCGCCGCAAAATGACCCGAGGCGACCTTGCAGAAAAACTTGGCATATCGCCAACCGCTGCTGGACGCCTGGTTGATTTTGAGCACACGTCGAAGCTGGAAAGCCTGGAAAACGCCCTCACTCTTTTCGGTCTTCGGCTGGAGGTGAATGCCGTCGAGGCGTACGCGATCGGCGCGCCAACCATCACTTACATGGGCGTTGAGCCATAACGAAAAAACCCGGCATGATGGCCGGGTTCTTTTTAGTCAGTCCTACACACGCAGGAATGACAGGATGGGTGAATAATGCGACATGGCGACATGACATTGCAAGCCCTTTTGAGGGACTATTTTCATGCAGCCTCCACAGATAGCACTTCTGCAGCCTCAAGCAGGTGCTGCGCCTCGGTCAGAGCCTCATCCACCAGACCTTCCATGGCGTCCTTGATAGACTTGTTCCAGCGCTGATAGGTGCGCTCTGTGAGCCCCTGGTTGTCCCAGGTCGCCATGTCGTAGTTAGAGTCGGCCAGCACGATCATGTCGCTTGAGCAGCATTCTGCGCGGGCCTCTGACGCCTGATTGGCTCGCTCCACTGCGGCGCGCGCTGCGTCGTTGCGCCAATCCCACTTGCCCGGCTCGCGCTCATCGATGCGCGGCTTAGGCGCGGCAACCTTCACGACCTCCCGGCGCACGCCTTTGATCTGCGGCACCGCCCAGGCCTGGACTGCCTTCTGCGTGAACAACATAGGCGCCGGGCTGCGGAACGCCGCAACCAGCCGACCGATCGACTCGACCTTGCGGCCCTTGTGCGTACTGTACTTGGCGGTTAGCGCATTCCAGTGCCGTGGTGAGAGCTGGGCGTGCAGGACCTTGTGCACCATGCAGTCGATCAGTAGGGCTGCATCCTTGCCGGTGATCTCCCCCTTCAGCTTGCTGGTCTGAACCTTCGGTTCGAAGTCGCAGCCGCCGGCGCTGTTGATGGTCTCAGAGGCCAGGGCCCGGACTACTGCGGATATCACGTTGCGATAGATCATGCTGCAGCCCTCTTGAGTTCTTTGGTCTTTGCCCGGTACTTGGCTTTGATGGCCTTGATCTCTTCCACGGTGTACTTGCATGGCGCGTGCAGACCTTCCAGCCAGGCCACCTTCTCGGCGCCGATGCGCTGCACCAGGCGGATGCGGTACTCCACGGCATTGCCGGATAGGTTGCGGTTGCACTTCACACATTGACGGTGGATGTTCAGCGGCTCGAAGCGCAGCTCCGGGCATGCGCCGACGGAACGGTAATGCCCAGCGTCCCAGCGGCTGCCGGTAATGAGGTCGCTGTCGTTCGGTGTGGAGTCGCAGCTGATGCACGGCAG